AGCATTCTTCGCTTCTCTTGCTATTATTTGTTCATTGATTGTTTCTGCGGACAAATCTATATGTTTTCCCACAACCTTCACTATATCACAAAATTTCGTCAAATTTTTAAATGTAGTTTGTAGTGGAATTGCCATCTTACTTCTAAGATGTTTTTTTTTACACATATTTGTAAAATCATTTATAGAAAGTCTAAATATAGCACCTTCGTTTATCTTATCATTATTAAATTTTATTATATCTTTTAATTGACGTATAGGAGGGGATTTTGATTGACGTATAGGTATAGGAGGAGATTTTGATTGACGTATAGGTATAGGAGGAGATTTTGATTGACGTATAGGTATAGGAGGAGATTTTGATTTTCTAGCCTTTATTATTCTTTCAACTACATATTGATCTACTGGCATTTACATATATATCTATTTAATACAATATATTTATAAAATTGATAAGATATTCTTAACATAAAATAATAAAGACGCGTATCGAATCGTTTCGCTTCAGCTCGCTTCAACTTCGTTTATCTCACAGCATCTCTTCAAACCAAAAAATGACCATTACGTATTATCGTTTTCCCGATATGGCAGTTCACCATATTACAGATATGGAGTTCTCAGCCCTTTTCGATATGACCACGAACGTCCAAGGAGACCGGGTTATATATCTTAAATATTTCCTTTTCATAAAGTGTAAAAACAACATCTATATCGATGTTAAAAACGTTGGTAGTATCGTTATGCCCTTTGAAGAAATGTTGAAAAACCAGAAATTAAAGATGTATTACGACCTCTCGCTTCTGTTTGTCAAAGATAAAAATAAAATTGTTGAAAAATTTAGCGAAGACGGAAGCCCCATTTGGGACGCGGAAATCACAGACATATACAAGGGGCGTCGCAATTGGTATGTAGATTGTGCATATATCTTGAATGACGAAGTCAAAACGGACAAACAATATTGCTATTATGAGATAGACCCATATTTATTGATAGATCCTAATTTTTTATGGTTAGACGATATTACAGGTGATCGTAAGTGGGTCCATACTGCGTCAGAGATTGAGTTTTTCAACTATAATTTACAATTTAATATAGGATCTGTATTATCAGTCGTTTATAAGAAACGCGTTATTAACTATACCAATCTCGCAATTGCCTATAACGCGTCGTTAATGGAAAAAGAACTTGACGAAATTTCGGCAATTGAAGAAGACAAACGAAACCTCATTAATCTCATTGCTTTTTACGAAAAGAAGGATATGAACGGTGATCTATTCCAAGTTATCTATAATAATCTTATACACGCACCCGAGACGTTTGATCCATACTTGGCGAACTTGGAGGATAGTGAGAAAACCATCAGAACAGTAATATATACTTAGAATATGTATATAAGAATATCTCAATATATTCTTTATCACGACATAGTGTCCCCACTTCCTTTGCACTCAAATATGATGTGATTGTTATAAATAATGATATATATATTTTTTTATAATCATATATATAGGAATAGTATGGCATCTACATCTTTCTCACAAAGGAGGGATACACAAATTGAGGGTTTTACAAAGGAAATTACAAAAAAACTTCAGGAAGTTAAAAATATAAAAATAATTGATACGAATGAAAGGGATTTGATTGTAAATACGTTAGAATACTTTAAAGAAGTAAGTAAAAGCTATTCATCAAAAAGTGGAGATATATTATCTAATTTAAAAATGCAAATTGAAGTATGTAAAGAAATTTTTAAATATATTGATATGAAAAAAGAACCAAACTTGTTTAAAAAATTGTTTACATCGACAACACAAGAAGCAATACAGAACAAATATCTAATTCTAGATATAGAAATATTTAAAAATTTGGAAAAATTGAAAGAAGAAATGAAAGTATTGGAAGCATATGAAAAAGTTTTAAGTTTGGACGAAATATTAAAATTATTAAAAGATGGGATATTAACAGTTGAAATGTTTAATTATAATAGAATATTAACAGATGATGAATATAAAGAATTAAAAGGTTTATATAGAATTAAAAGGCATCGCGGCGATGAAAAATATGATATGAATTTATTATTGAAAATAGTTGAAATAATAGATAATAGATATGACTTCAATTTATTAACAAAGGTTAATAGTGTGGTGGATGATATTGATAATATAACAACTTTAAATAAGTTATATAATAAAATAACATCACGTGAATTAAATTTATTAAGGAAAAGATATACAAATAATGATAAAGATGAAGATTATTTCAAACACCTTAAATTTTTAGATAAACAAATAATGAACAAAATAAAGAATATATTAGATTTTGAAGAAAAATTTTCTTCTGAAGAACTTTCTTCTGAAGAACTTTCTTCAGGCGGTCGCAAAGTATTATCCATAAAGAAAGAAATCTGCGGGAAACTACGATGTATCTACAAGATACCCGGGTCAAGAAAAGAACACATTAAATACAAGCGAAGACTCATTACAGTCACAGAGTATAAGAAACTAATGAAAGCAAAGTCGTAAGACGATGTAAACAATTTTACAAATTTTAGAATAAATATGTTCAAGTATCCTATACCAATACTAAAAACTGATTAATTTATTTAATTTATATTAGCAGAGACAAAACAAAGAAACAACAACCAACCAACAACTTCGCAACCAACCAACTTCGCAACCAGCAACTTCGCAACCAACCAGCAACTTCGCAACCAACCAGCAACTTCGCAACCAGCAACCAACCAACAATGCTTCAATACACCTATCACCACATGAAGGACATGGAGTTTTCAGGGTTTTTTCAAGCATATACCAATAACAAAAACAATGATTTCGCCGAGAACAATTATTTCTTGTTCATCAAGTTTCGCGAATTCGTATATATCGATGTGAAAGGCATCGGGGCAATCATAATCCCCTTTGAGAGACTCTTGAAACACAAATATTTAAAAATGTATTACGAACTATCCACCCACCTCATCAAGAACACGCACCAAATAATCGAAGAAAAGAGAAGCGGATACTATACCAAGGAAATAAATTGGTTTATAGACACTGCCTATTTTGTGAAACGCGATACTCGGATGATGACAATTGAGTATGGCAAATACTCTTGCTACTATAATATTAACCCAAATGATCTGAGGGACACGTCTGTTTCGTGTGATGAGGACATTGCGACGTTTTTCAGCAAATTAAAGAAACGCAACAGATATAAGCAAAGCAGACATTTCGTGGATTATACGAACCTGATGCTTGAATATAATATTGGATTGATAGAAAGAGAGGTGGATGAGTTAATTCCCAGTCAGGAAGACGATAAAAACGTTCAAAACCTCTTTGAATTAAACTCCAAAGAGGGAATGAATGACGATATATTCCGTATATTATATGGTAATGTTGTCAGTGCGGAAGGACAGCGGAAATACGCTTCGATAATGAAAATAAAAAAATGAAAATATTTGCGTTTTGATATGTCCTTTATATATTTTATTTATTATATAAAGAATTTTTGCTTTTATATAATTTTATTATTTCTATAATTTTATTAGACATAATTTTATTAGACATTATATTAGCATCTGTATTTAATTTGCTTAGCTTCTTTGTATAATTCTTTTCTTTGTTTGTATTATATAATTTTGTATAATTCTTTTCTTTTTCATTGGTTCTGTTTGTATTATATAATTTTGTAAGTAATTTAAGTAATTCTTCTTCTTGTTTTTGCCTTTCTATAATTTCATTAGACATTGTATTGGTTGAAGTAGCAGATGAAGTAGCAGATATAGCATCTTTGCGAACATAGACTAATATACGCTTTCCTTCACTAAAATTAAAGCAAAAGCGTTTCAATTCGATACCCAAAAAATCTGGGATACAATCCCTCCTATTTAAACAGAAGTCATCATCTTTAATGGTGTTCCAATCGTATTCCATAAGTTCGCAAGGAATACGAATAGTCGTATTCATATCAGGATTCATTTTCACTCTCGTCCAGCCATTATATATATATTTCTTTCCTTTACAAGTTATTCCTGCTATCGTGTGTCCAGTTTTATTAACCTTATCTTGATTCCGATTTACCAATATAACAGAATCCAAAGTATAATTCTTGCCATTATATATTATTTTTTCACGCATAGATTTTAGTCCTCCTTTTGTTATTTCTTCTGGTATTATAGTATCGTTTTTGCGACGAACAATAATCAATATTTTTGGGTCATCTATATATTCCCCCAATAATTTATCATTCAAGTCTGAGTATAACTGATGGTAAAACGGCATATTATAGTTATAGATTCTATAATCAACGCCTAATAATTTATATAATTTACCAATATAATTTTCCGATTTGAAACCGCCAGAAGTAGTTTCGGGGTTATACGGAAATGACTTCGGGTCGTGTTCATTTAAGTATTGTAATACCTTAATGAAGGTATCATCGCTAAAATTCCTATAATCATCAATTTCTCTACTCTTGACCTTCATGTATTTTTCATGTAATATATTATTTAATAATGTAAATAACTTATCCTCTGTATTCCAATGCTTCGATGCTTCCAATAATATTTTACGACTACGTTGGCTATAAAACATAGCGACTAAGGTTGCCATAAACCAGCAAATCGGTCCCACTTGATTCGGCGTTAGGATTCGCGAACAGACTCCTTTTTTCTTTGCAACTGGGCTAACAGAGAGACTCTTCGCTTTATATATATCAGTATCTCTTCTTATCATAATATCCATAATATCTATAATATATATATATATTTTGTATCTATAATATATAATGGAATCGCCTAAGCCGCCTAAGCCACCTAAACCATTTCCTTTTAATACTTGCGAGGTTCGCGGAGAATTAGTAGATCAACCTTATTCCGCGAGTATCAATATCCTTTCGTGTATCATCTTGTTATATTTATTATCACAGGCGAAGCATATAGAGATCCAGTTTTTCATATTATCCTTATTTATATTCCAAGCTTACCACGCGTATTCACATATGTTTTGGAACGAAGACGAACATAGCTTGGAACACACGTATATTATTCACGCATCTTCATATCTCATCATAATCGCCCTAATCACCGCGTTATCGTTTATTAGTGGCAAACCTCCTTATATCCCACTAATATTCGCCGCGATTCTACTGGACTTTTATATATTTTTGAATTATATTGGCACAATATATAACGCGATTTCTGGAATAAACATTTGGGTCATCGTGCTTCTTACTGGGTTATGGAATGTTAAGTTGTCTACGGTCGTTAAGAGTCTTCTACCAATCCTGTTACTGTTATTCGCGGTCGTCATAGGACTCATCTTTAACGAGAGATATAATTGTGATGCGATGATGAACGCTTACCCGTTCCCTTACCATATCGCAATCGAGATATGCGGACTCGTCATCTCGTCGCTGTTTGCCTACATATTTCTATTGCTGGAGAAGGATAAAGTAGGGTAAGATAAATATGTTATATTTTACAATATAGATCTAAAAAATGATTAAGGATACTTAAGTTATAGTTAAAGCAACCCACAAAGAAGCAGACGAACACCAACCGAACCCCGTACAAACCACAAAGACAAGGAAGAACCACAGACGAACGCAATGAGCATTGATTCCCGGATAAACGAACATTTTGAAAAATTCTACATAAAAACAGTTCCTGTATCACCTATACAACACGCATCACCATCTCCAGCATCTCCTACATCACTTCATGTATCACCCCCCGCTTCACCACGAGAATCTCTCGCTTCACCGCCATCACCACAACATGCGCAGAGGAAGAATCACTTTAATATCACAGACAAAACAATTGATAAGATAAGCGATGAGAAGTACTTGGTGAAAATTAGTTTTCGCGAGTTGATGGCATACGCGACTCCTATAGTATTTAACAGAGACTTAGATCTATTGAGGATAGACGAATTGTATACGTCTATTGTGGATGGATATGAGATCCCCTTTACGATTGATGCGATATATGACCAGAAGACTAAGATTGATGAGAAGAGCATCAAAATTATTAACGGAAACCACAGACACGGTGCGATATGTAAGTATATTACGGAAAATGACAAGCATTTCAGTTGCGATTATAAGGTATATGTGTGGGTCTATGAGGTGGACGAGTGTGAGACTACCAATATGAAGAAGAGCATTGAGTTATATACGAAAATAAATAATCATATGCCCTTCAAAGAACCGATCATTGTAGATGTAAATGTGATGGAATTTATGAATATACTGATACGGGATGGACAATTCAAAGATAAAATATTGTCAAAGGATCAGTGCGAGATTGCCAGACAACCGCGAGTAAATAAAAAAGAGATATTCAATCTTCTAAATAATAATAAGGATATATTGGAGAGTTTCATATCAAAATACTCTGTAAATAAAAACAACCTTATTGTGACGGACGAAATTCTCACGCAATTTATAGATAATATCAAGGAAATTAATCAGCGCATATATATTAAATCGTGTAATAATCTTACAGATTTGTATAGCGATAATTTGTTGGCACAAAACATAGGGCATTATCAAAAAGCGGTTGAACTGGGGTTCTTCTTGAACCTAAAAAAATCTAAATATCCTAAGGAGGTCTGGATCAGATACCTCACAAACCCTACCGAAATCTAATTAGTTAACTTAAGATAACTTAGATAACTTCATATATGTATTATAATTCTATATTTTTTATATTCTATTCTATAAACTACTTCGGGGTATGCGATCATAAACGATATGTCAACGTCTTATATACAAAAATAAAAGGTACTTATGAACTACGAAGGATCAATTACCTCACATAACATATATTGTGTATTATATAATGTAAATATAAAAAATGATTGAGGACTCTTGTTATTATATAGCACATATTCCATTACCGATTGAACGAATAATCGATTCAGCAAACAACCCTTTTTACGGATTCGTACAACCGATGATGAATTCTACAACGACTTCGACAACCAACCATTTCTGCTTCCGTGGATTAGACAAACCTGCTGCTGTGCAACCTGTTGTTACAACCAATCAGTTCTGCTTCAAAGGATTCACTAAACCTGCTAATCAGTTTTGTTTCAATGGATTCACTAAACCTGCTGTTCAACCTCCACAGCAACTACAGCAACCACCCGCTACAACTAATCAGTTTTGTTTCAATGGATTCACTAAACCTACTGTTCAACCTCCACAGCAACTACAGCAACTACAGCAACCACCCGCTACAACTAATC